TAAAAGCTCCGGGATTATCTTTAAAGTTTCCAAAAACATTCTGACTGGCTTTAGAGGTTTCTGCCGCTAAAGTATTTTGAGCCATTTCAAGGCTGCCAGGGTTAATTGCTCCACTTGCCGTGGGCGGCCCTTGCTGTAACAACGATGCTCGGCCTGATCCAGTTGTTGCTTCAGCCAAGCCGCCTTGAAGGTTAAGCAAAGTTTGTTTGTCTGCTGCTGTCGCCGCATCGCCAAGACCTTTTACAAGAGTGCTTTGTTCTGTCGCTGCCGTAGCTAAGTCTTTTGCTGCACTAGCGCCCTCAGTGACCGCCGTTTGTGCAGCATCAAGGCCTGGAGAAACAGCCGCTGAAGCAGCATTCAAAGCACTGCCAATACCAAAGCCAGTTAAACCTGCGGTCAAGCCTTTCTTGATATCACCTGTTACAGCGGTTGTTGCTAAGCCGGAGCCAATAGCGCCCATAGCTGTTGCTCCAAGACTGCCAAGTCCTAACGCGCTGGCAAAACCAGTTCCTGCAAGAGCGGAACCTCCAAGGCTTCCCAATAATGGAAGCAAGAACGGCAAGAAAGCCTCTGGCTGACCTGTCATCGGGTTTGTAGTTAGGCCTCCTGTAGGCGATAACGATGCTATGCCTGCTACTTCAACAGGGTTCATGTGAACTAACATGCTATCGCCATAACGACCTTGCTGAGCCATCTGCTGTGCCATAGGCTCCATAGGACGAGCGTTTGGCATAGCGCCACCTTGGTTCGCATTCATTTGCGGAGGCATTTGTGGCGGCATCTGAGGCATTTGAGGCATCTGAGGTGGCATCTGCATCTGCTGACCCATTTGTTGCATACGCTGCATTTGTTGCATTTGTTGATTCATGGGGTTCATAGGCGGCATTTGTCCGTTATTGTAATTCATTAAGTTGTCTCCACACCAAATAGGTTAAAACTGACGTTAGCGGCGCTTACATAAACTTTCATTACATCCGCTTGGGATAGGCACATTCCAATCACAACTGTTCTTGTGGTTGTAGCAGCTAAAGATTCATCAAAAAAAAGAAATTGTTTGTCATCCGCCGAAGCATTAGCGACATGAACGGTAACTCTAAAAGTAATTGCAGAGCCAGATCTGTTGCATATAACCAACGAGCTAACTGTTGTTTGTGCCAAGTTAGGCACTGTGTACAGCACAGTTGTTGTAGTTGCACTAGGGTCTAACTGCCCAAGTACTTTTATTACATCAGTCATGAAGCCCCCATCAATAGAAACTGAAACCTTCGCATAGCTAATGATCCTTGGCTATCGCCTTGAGTCTTAGCAAGAAAAAGGTCGTTTTGAACCTCATCAAAGATTAACTCTAGGTTTCTGCGAGTTATAGCCTCGTTGTCTCTATCATAGTCCGAACTTGGGATTGGCAGCGATGTTTGTTTAGTGCCTGACATTAGCGCCTACCATCTTGACGTATATCAAATCTAAGGCCACCTAAGCGCCATCCATATCCAAGGCCAGAGCTTTCAACACGAATAACCGTATGCCTAGCCCTTGCTCTAATATTTGATTGGGTGGTGTTTTGAGTAACTGTAGCTGTGGCTAATGACGAAGCGGTCTCTAAAGGGTAGTTGCTTCCCTTGATCGTCAAGTCCATTGACGCATCACTCTTGGTTCCGCTAAAAGCAAAGTCTGGAACAATCCGACTAATCATCATAAACCTGTCGCCATCACCTATCTCTAAGTCACCAGACTCAACAAACGCAGTCATTGCAACGCCATCATCGTCGTGACCAACTTCGTGGTTGTACAGATAGTTTGCTCCATTACCAGCAACTGTCGTGGTTGCTAGAGGCTTTGATCTTGTTCCAGCGCCAATCCAAGCACCTCTTTCTAGGGTTCCGACAGACCACAGGTTTTCTGCGTAATTATATGTAACGTAGTTTGTAATCTCGGTATCACCGGAACCTATTGGGTAAAACCAACTAACCTCAGAGAACGCATTGTTCTCGGCAGCAAAGACCTTGAATGCTTGGTCTTGATTTAAGTTTGAAAAAACAAAGTCTTTAACGCTACAAGGCAGTGGTTGCACAGAACCGTTGTAGACATAGAAGTTGCCTTTATCCATAAAGTATACAGAACCCCTAGCATTTGCCGCAGCATTTGGAGATATCATTGATATATCGGTGCTAAGTGTTTGGAATTGGAAGGTAAAAGGAGCACCGACAAAACGCATAGAATGTAAGCTAACGTCAGTCCATATAAGAATTTCTTGTCTTGCTTGGATTGCGCCAATTATCTCTGATCCAGCGTTTATTCTTACACCACCGGCTGTGTTTGTTGCTGTCGGTGTCCAATCAGCAATGTTTTCTTGATCAGAAAAACGTATGAACAAAGGATCAATTGTAGATGAGCCTATGCCGTTTGTGCCAAAAGCAATAACGTGTTGATCAATGTCTGAAACTAAAACTTTTAAAGCTATTGTCGGTACGTTGGATGCGTTGGCTAGAGTTGTTATGTTTACCGCTCTAGTACCTGTTCCGGCAGACTCATCCCAATAGAAAATGCCACCTCCACGAGGATTTAGAATCAAATCTTCCCCAAAGTTATCTTGGCTATAGAGCCTAAGCTGACCGGATGCTGAAACGCTGTTTGCGCTACCAAACCCGCCAGAACCCCAAGCAGACGCTCCAAATCCCGTGCCTTGAACAAAGGTGTTTAGTCCCGTGTTAATTTGATATGCACCATCAACACCTGAACCGCCATTCCCTGAGTCAGAAGAGTTAGCAGCTACAGCGTCTCCTGCTGAGTCTTTTGCAGTAAATGTATAAGTGTTTGACGTAGGTACTGATGTTATTTGATATTCTTGATTTAAAACTCCAGCAGTAATTACACCACCAAGAGTTGCAGCCCCGCTTATTGTGACAAAGTCGTTTGTAACCGCTCCGTGACTACTGTCTGTAGCCGTTATCGTCGAAGAGGTATTAACTGCCGCAAAAGTTATTCCATTGGTCGTGGTTGCACGAATAGGAGTCACATCATTAAAGGTATTACCTTGAGATACCAAAAACTTTAAGTTTGTTCCGAGTCCAATGTACTTAATGGACTCAAGAGAAGCCCAGTCATGGATTGACCGGCAAATGCCTAAAAAAGAATTTTGGCTGAATTTTGTCCACCCACCAATTTTTTCTGGCCTGCCTTGGCGAAACCTAATCTTGTCTGAATCAAACCACCCAGAGTCGGCTGTATATTCGGTGCCTTCTTTGTCAACACCTGGATTAAATTGGATCTTAGATAATGTCATTATTAAAAGAAGCCTCCGAGTCCTTGGCGCATAGGAGCATAACCCATCTGCCTCGCCTGACCGCCCTTGTTCCCAAAGCCTCCGGCATTACCAACATACGGCCCAAACGTTTGGGGTACTGGCATACCGTTAGTAGCTATTCCAACAGGTTGCCCTGGCGGTACAGGAATATATTGCTCTTGGGCTGCAAGGCTTTCTGGCCCTCGCGTTCGTATTTGAGGCGGTTCGTTGCTAAGCATGCCACCCTGCTCTACAAGTCTTCCACCGACTTTATTCTCACCAAAAATAGTGCCTGGCTGAAATGTTTGGCCCTGAAACATTTACTAGAAGATGCCTGAGAACTTCTTGCCGCGCAGAGCCGCTCCACCACCACGCATCTCACCAGCACCATAAGGAGCAGACTTAGTAGGAGTAGCTATGGTTTCAGCCTTGGAATAATTAACAGTCCCCTGATCCTTGATAGATACTTTGCTATCCGTAACCTTGGGCTGTGGAAAACTTGTTTGTCGCTTGATCATGACTTCTTACCTTTGGGTGCTGGTTTTTTAGTTTTTACAGTTTTTGGCTTTTCAGGGACAGGGGTAGTTTCTTCAACAACCTCTGGTGTGACCTCTAGCGTTACTTCCTCAACCTCTTCAACCAAAGGCTTAAGTGTTGCTGTAGGTTCTTGAAGTGGCAGAAACCCATGCTTGTCTGCTTCAAACTGCTTGTTCTGCGCCTTATGTGTCGCAGCCATCTTTTGTCTTACTGAACTCATAAATATTTCTCCTAATTGTTAAAGAAGTTTTTGGCCATGTTCTCTGCCGTCTTTGCCATCTGAGCAGAACGCTGTAAATCAATGCGCTCTTTGGCAACGTCATCCTTTAAGTGGGCAGTATGATCTTGCAATGCAAGGCGATCTTGACCCAATTCAACATTATTATCAATCCTATCACCCTCTAGCTTGATGCGTTGCTGGGCTTCTTGAGCCTTACGGTCAATGTCCTTGTCCTTAAGATCAAGTTCTTCCTTACGAAGGCCGACCAAAGGATCTTCTTCCTGACCAATCTGCAGATCTGACTCAACCTTCTGAAGCAGTTCAACAGTCTTTTGAGCAACCTTGTCTTCCATAATGGTCTGCATCTGCTGCTGCATCTGCTGAACTTGTTGTTGCATCTGTTGCATCATCATTGGGTCCATTTGAGATTGTTGCTGCATCTGCTGAATCTGTTGCTGCATCTGCATTATTTCAGGGTCTTGTTGCGCCATCTCACGGGCGCTAAAATCAACGTGCTGGTAGATGTGGCTTTGTATTAAAGCCGCCATTTGCATTTGACCTTCAGGCACTTTTTGAATGATTGGAAGCTTAAACAACAGAAGGTGAGACTTAATGTGTGCATCATGGTCTTGATCAGGAAAAGCCTGTGCAGGCTGTCCTTGCAAGAATGTAGCGTTCTCCATACCAGGAGATGCAGGCTGTGGCTGCGGAGGAGGTGGTAGAAGCTGCTCAATCTGCTGGACACCCATTGCCTCATACATGCGACGATACGCCTCGTAAGTACCTTGAGGACCATGTATCTGCGGGTTTGTCTGCACCATCTGCATCATCTCTTGAGCAAGCATAACGCGCTGGCTCATAGAGAATATATTGGGATCAGATACAGGAATGATGTCTATGCGATCATCAAAGTCCTGCGCCATCAACTGTTGCTGACCGCTGGCAATCATGTACGGGTAAGATTTTAAAGGAGAGTCCTTAATGACCCGTGCAAGTAGATTGAATTCAATACGCTGACTGTAGTGCATGCGCTTATGAATCGCGCTCATAACACGGCTACCCTTCTCTAGAAGAGCAATCGTGGTGCCTACAGGCGCTTGTTGATTACCATCACCAACCTGCATATCACCAACAGATGCAAACCTACGGCCTGCCTCTACCAACATACCTAGCAACTGCAACAAGGTTTGGCTTGGCTCTTTAAACGGTAACGGCATAAGCGCATCACGAAGTGATCCACCAGGCGCATCCATATCCCTAAACTCGCCAGGCTGAAGCGGTATATCGTTGTCACGAATCCGTATGCCTCTAGCCTTAAATCCTGCAGGCAAGTTAGCCAGCGTACCTGCATCGATCAACTGACGCAGAATAGAAGTAGATGCCTGAGACAATCCACCAATCATATGGGTCAAACCAAAGCCGTAGAACCCAACACCTGGCAAGAACTTGTAATGCACAAAGTAATCTATGCGCTTACGCATCATGTCGGCTTCTATATAGTTCCTACGAATAGAAAGAATAGTAGATTGCTTAGGTGACAGAGTGACGATGTACGGCAACTTAATGCCAGTCTCTTCGCCCATCTGGTCAACATCCTCATACCCTGGGATGTCTAGTTCAACGTGGACCTCAAGCAGTTCACACTCATAGTCATTTGAACTACCAGAAGGCTTAACGCCTTGTAACTCATCGATCTCTTCATCAATCTGATCAGTATCAGAATAGTCGTTGCCTGAGTCAGACATGCTGGTCTTTTTATAAAACCCAGCCTGCTGGAGCTTGCGAACTTGATTCATCGACATGTCAATTACATGCGTGATACGCACAGCATCATCCAAGCTTGTCGTGCCATAAGGCACAATCAACTTCTCAGATGGAATGAAGCGCGATACAGGACGGCCAAGTGACTGGTCAAAGTGGACCTTACGGAACGCACTACCAGACAAGGGTAAATAAAACAGCAGTTGGTCAGTCTCAGGATCGTATTCTTTCATCTCCTGAGTGATCATGTAGTTCATGTACTCTTGCACACGAGCAGCCTGCAGATCAGTCTGGGGTGTGCCCATACCAATAACATTGGTCTTTACAGGCCCACCAGCAGGTAACATCTCTTTGTAAGCTTGAGCTTGAAACTGTGTGACAGACTCAGCAAGAAGGGGGTGAATAACGCCAGAAGCACCGTCAAAAGGTTCTGTACGATTCTCAAACTTCATGCCAAGAAACTTAAGACCCTCAGTGTACTGGTCCATCCACTCTTTGCGTGAGGACTTATCATCATCGATGTCGCCCATCAGATTAGAGTAAATACGACCTAAATCTGTTTTATCTAGTTCTTCAGCAAGGTTTGCAGTAAACGGTAGCGGGATGTCTTCATCAAGATCATCCTCGCCAAAGACCATAGTGCCGTCTTCCAAGATAGACTCATCGCCATCCTCTATGCCATCAAACATCAGTTCATCTTCAGACTCATCTGATATAAGAATTTCTTTTGAGTTGTCTTCAATATCCAACTCATCAATGTCTATCTCATCTACGCCACGTTCAATTGCCATAACTTACTCTTCTGCGTACAGATTATTAAATATTCGATTAACATCCAGAGTGTAATCTAAATCAGACTTGCTGTAGTGAATATGCTGAGATGGTCTAAAGTCAGGCGCGCCTTCTCCCGTTTCAAACCAAGCTGGATGTGTAACCCTTACCCTGTTATTTGGCAAAGCTACTATATTTCCTGTCCACTCGCCAGCATCAAGTAACTCCATAACATGCGACTGCTTGTGCTGTGCAGGATCGTCTGCTATCTCATTGTCGGTGTAGTCTACCGTAAACATATATTTTGCAGGATAGAGGTTACCATCAATCTTCGCCAACCAAGGACATGGCGTTGCTCGATCTAGAACGTAAACTGAGTGAGTGCGAGAAGAACAATCCCAAGGCTGGGCATCATGTACAGCCATAGGTTCTGGCCATTCTTGAAACGGAGTGTCGGCAACAAGAGCCGTGATAGGCATTCGCGCCCACATTGCACCACCGTGGATATTTGGTTCGTTCTCATCGTCATCCGATTCGCACCCAGTGAAGATAACTTGAAAACTCAGACACCTGGTAGGCATTGTAGTAACAGCAATGACCATGGCGTGTAGAAACTCACCATGATATCGCTCGTGATTAACTGTGTATTCCCTTCTTATCCAACACTTGAAGTGCGGGATGTTGCTTTGAAGGTAAGGCATTTTATTTTATCCCCACTTAGATTCCCATTTAGTTGCCATGCCACCGTTCTTAAACCCTTTAACAGCAGCGCCTGATCTGCGTTTTACCGCAGCGGGAGAGTTTAGCATACCGCCGTTAGCTTTCTTCAAAGGT